TCGTTCCGCTTGAACCACTCGTGCCAGAAGATCCAGAAGTACCACTAGAACCGCTTGTGCCAGAGCTACCACTCGATCCAGCACTTCCACTCGTTCCCGAAGATCCGCTTGTGCCACTAGATCCACTCGTTCCTGAAGATCCGCTTGTTCCAGCTGCTCCAGCCGTCTGTCTTTTTATTACTCCACCTTCTAAAACTAAAAAATAATCTTCAGTACCTGCTTGTTCTGGTATATAACCCGCCTTGAACCTTAATTCATCATTTCCATCATAATATAATGTGCTTGTGGTTAATGTATCTGCATCACTGAACATCGGTATATAATTAGCAATACCAGATCCATCAATGACATATTTATTAGGAAATACATTATTAACGGCATTTTGTATTTGACCAGAAGTAAAAAGAAGCGTATCTGAAAAATCAGATGCGGAACCGTCTTGATAAGACGCGCGAACTTTTATTTCGTAGTTTTTATTGGGTTTTACTGGGAACTTAATTTGAGGCTCAAATTCAGAAAGAATAAAATCAGCATTACCTGTTATTCTTTTTGCGAACAAAATACCAGTTTCGTAGTTATTAATGTTTATTGAATTTGCCGATGTTCCAGCGGTTCCAGCAGTTCCAGCGCTAGAGGCATTTCCCGCGCCGTATCTTGCGCCAGTATAAGTTCCTGTATAAATTGAGCCGCTATATTGGCCACCGCTAGGTAATATTTCAAAAGTATTCGTACCACTTTCGTACGCATAAACAAAATATAATTCTGGATAATCCAATATCCCTGAAGGAATTCGAACTTCAGTTACATATTTTAACTGTGTACCTGTTGGATAAAAACCAAGAGGCAAAGAATTATAATTATCAATAAATAAAGTATGGTCCGACCATTGTATTCCAGAAGCGCCATACTTGGTAAATATTGGTTGATCGCCAGAATAATAATCAGAAGCAGTAGAATTTCTTATTAGGCCAGTACCAGTTCCGTAAGTTATATAACTTATGGCTTCAACCGTTGGGTTATTCGATGAAAATATATAATTTGCATTTTCTGCACCATCTTCGTAAACATAAGTTTCAAAAGAAAGCGCGTTGGATGTTTTTACAGAATCCCACTTTACTATCGCTTGTGTATCTAAGGTTTTATCGAAAGAATTTTGATCGCAAGATACAAATCCAGTTATATTATCTATTCGCAAAGGAACTTCAGAAGTGTTATAGTACGAAGTTTTAATTCCAGAAGTTAAAAAATAAGCTCCAGTATTAAAATAGTCATAAGGAATTAAAACTAAATTAAAAGGAAAAGAAATGTCAGAAAAAACATCCTGTCCAGAAATAGGGATTGGAATTGTAAAATATTTTTTATATCTAGAGTCGCTATATTTTAAAGGCGTTAGCGAATAACATCCAGATGGAGAAAATGAATATTCAGACGAGTCTTTAAAAGAATCTGGAGTTATTGTATTATCTACAACTGCATATGCGTTTATATAATTAGCCCTTGAATAATCATTTAATAAAGGAGAAACTCTTAATGGATTTTTGTTTTCTACTTCTAATCCAGTTATTTCAACTTGCGGATAATTCAATAGCAATCTATAAACATCCTCATTACCGGCTAAATCTGAAGTGGAAAAATCTACAAAAAAACTTCTTATATTATTTACGTTACTGATCCCAGTATAACCTTTTATGCTGTTGGCTAAATCAGAGCTATTAATATAAAAAGACCCGTTATCTCTAGAAATATCAAACTCCGCTATAAAATCTCTTCCGGTTGTATATAAATCAACCTTTATTCCAGAAAAAACCGGATTAAAAATTTTATTATCAATTTTACTAGAAAAAGGATCTTTTATAGAAAGCGAAACATTAAAATTTGATTGATATATGTATGCGCTATCTAATTTTGAATCAAGAGGGAGGCCATAAGTGGCTGGCAGAATTCTTTTTTGAAGCGTGCTATAGCTATTTAAATCAATAATGTTTAAATCAACTATCTCAAATCTCTCATAATTATTTGTTGACTTTCCTGTTATGATTGGCATATTAATTATTACACTATAACTCTACTATCTGATTTTGACTGTTGTATAAATAAATCTTAATACCAGAAACAGATGAAATTTTTAATCCTCCCGTTGATTTTCCTAAGAAAACCCTTTTAGTTGAAATATTGTTATACTGTACTTTAAATTTAATCGACTGATTTTGAAAGGTCAACTTACATAAAAATCCACCGCCAGACTCAAGTACTGATCTTGCGTTTCTATAATATTCAGATGAGCCCGATTCTCGAATTATGTAAAAATAAATTTCATTAAAAAATAAATTTAAAATGACATTATCTTCTTGAGAAGAATATTCCGAAGAATAACCATCATCGCTAAAAGCATAGTCTACATCATCAGAAAAAACCTCACTTAAAGACACGTATTCTAAGCCGTAATAACTTTCGCCCATTCCAGTTAAATCAAATTCTGATAAGTTATCTGCAATAGAATACGATATAGCGTAATCATCCTTAGTTTTAAAATCAAAAATTAAATCCTTGTCAATGCTTAAATATTTATTTGGTTCGTGCCTTATACAAAAAATACTATATTCATTAATATCTTGCTCAGAAATGCTTACAATTTTATATAAATTATCAGAACCAGAATAATCAAAACCATCAATAACAAAAATAGACGTAGCGATGATTGCGTTAATAGAATCTAGCGTTTCAGTCGCCGATAAATAAATTCTCCCAGAATTATTTTCAATTCTATCTATAAAAAATTCAATAAAACCAACCGGCTCAGAAGAATCAAGATCAGAAGAGTCTTGTATGTCCGAATATTTTTTTTCTGTTTTAGATGTGATAAATTTTATCTTTTTTCCAGTTAAGTTAAGATTAATTTTCCTGTCAACGACAACGTAACCAGAGTCAGGGCTTACAGATAAAACTCTTCCCTGCAATGTTGAATTATTTTTATTTGAATCTTCTATTCTTATTACGTCGCTAGGCTTTAGCGATATCGCCTGCATATCAGTTACGAATGAAACAGATTGATTTTCGAAGCGATTGGTTGCCAACAACCAAGTACCAATTCTTCTGGCTTGATCTCTAGATGTAACCCCAAATCCTAATATTTCTTTTACGACTATTCCATATTTTTTTATCATCTCTGAATCTTCAACAATCTCTACGTTATCGTTAAAATTATCGTCCTTGTCTTTAAATAGAATTTTTGCTACGCTATAGTTGCCATCAATAGATCCCGAGGAATAAGAAAAATTTCCATCCTTGATATTTGTATTGTTAAAAACATATGAAACAGGTTTGTCGACATCTATAGTTGCAGTTATAAGATTATTTTTATAATAAGTTATGCCCCTAAAAACAGAAGACAAATCATTAAGAAGCCTTAAACACTCAACTTCGTTGTCTATTAAAATATTAGCGCTAAATCTTGGTTCAAATGGCTCTTTATACCCAAGAGATTTAGGCAGGCACTTTCCATAAATAGCTATATTTTTATATTCTAAAGGAAGTACTCCTCTATCTATTCTAGATTGCGCAAAATAGCTATTCTTATAATTGCTTAACATCCAACCTAATATACTTCTTTTTGCAGTATCTTCTGTGTTATTTACAGAGTCTTGTATCGCCGTACTAAGCGATTCTGCCACCGCGTCATCTCCATCTATGCCGAGCTTAACATAGCGGTTTTTAAAGTTTTCCAACATTTCTCCAGTTGGTTCTTGCTCAAAATATCTTCTGGGCCCAAAATCATCCATTAATGATATTCTATAAGCCGTCCCTTCCCCCTCTGGGGTCTGAGCAAAAAAACCATTCGCACCAACAGCCACTTCTGTAACATCATAAATTATTTTTTTATAAACTGTTTCTACTTTCTCGAGTATCCCGTTTGAATCTGTGTAAGAAATGTCATATAAATAAATAATAGAATTATTGGTTCCTCCGTTTCTAGAATGAGCGTTACTAGAATTAAAATTTATTGGCGGATACTGCTCTTTCATTTGGGCCAAAGTCCTAGGCGCTTTGTCCTCAGAACTTTTTTCTATATAAATAAATTTCAATTCATTACTACCAGGTTGTGTATAAAAAATATCCTCCTCATATTTCTGTGGAGCATCAACCCTCACTAATGAATCGCAATATTTAGCTATTTTATAAAGCTCCCACTTATTCAAATCTGTATCATTTATTAAACCATTTCCAACGCCATATCGACTATTTGTACAAATATCATAAAAAATCCAAGCAGGATTATCAGTCCACCTTAAAAAAGAATCAAATTTACCATTCCAATTTCCCCTATACTCTCTAGCTTCACTATCATAATTATTTGGAACCTTAATCTTTAAAAGCTTTAAATCGAATGTTCTATTTGGATCTTGACTAAAATGCCTGGAAGAAATTCCACTTTGCACGATTACAGAATTAGGATAATTAAACACTCCCTTCCCAGAAACCTTTTCAACAACAGACGATAGCATAAACTCTTTAAATCTATTACCTTCGGTTATAGCAAGCTTACTAGTTAGAGGGTATATTTTTACGTAATACGACTCATCCGATAGAAAATCTAAAGACAAATTAAATGGAACATTTAAAACAAATGAGGATTTAGAAATGCCAGTTAAAGAACAGATGGCGTAAAAAGCATCTGATGATCTAGACTTAGAGAACTCAATAACAAATGTTAGATTTGTGTGGCCTACGTTCCCAGAACTATCTGTAGAAAAAAGTTGGGGAAAAGACAACTGTATTTTAATATAATCACAATACTTATTTTTAATTCTGTGAGAAACCGGATTACAGGTTTTTCTTGCATTATTTAGCCTAGCTACTAAAACACTTAAACCTCCGAAATCTCCTGGATTCCATAGTTCTTCAAGAAGCGCTTCATTTGCGGAATTATCTCCACCTATCAAAACAGTAGAAAAAGATCCGTTTTCTTTTTTAATACAATAAAAACCATTCAAAATATCATTTTCTCTTGTATGATAGTAGTAGTTCCAAGCGTTTTGCGAGTAGTAAATTGTGTATGCAGCTTCATTCAAAAATATTTTTTGATTATATCTGTGTATTGTAGATGGATAATCTTGAGTTTTTGAATTAGCGCCACCACCGTAATTAATTTTAAAGCCAGCCGTAACAAAATTAAACTTGTTAACACCCGGATCTATAATCGGAACGTCGTTATAATAAACTCCCCTACCCAAAATTATATCAGAAGCCTGATCTACAGGTATATACTTTAATAAATTTCCATTTTTATCTACCAACCCCTCAATCGGTCCTTCGCAAATCAAATCAGACGAATAAAAAATTTCTTGAGATTCCAGTTTTCTGCCCTCGATCTTGTTAATATATGAAGGAGCGGAAGAGTCCAGACCTAAAACAAAAAATGATTGATTTTTCTGTGCCATTTTTATAGCTCTGTTGCATCCAGTCTTGTATATAAAAACCTATCAAAAGTTTTTAAATCCGAATCTAAATAACTAACGCGAATATCATTAGATACTACAGCACTTCCAATACGCAACCTTCCATAACCCAATGGCACAACTATATTTCTACTCAATACATTTCTAATCGACCCTAATACAGTAGATCCAGTCTTCACGTCTTTTGGAGATTTGGGGCTCAAGACCTTCATTAATACAAAAGACGCTACCATTAAAATAATTCCAATAATTAAAAGCTCTATTCCTCCACCTTGTAAAATCGGAACAATCTTGACATCATCGCCATTTTTTAATATTTTGCTGTTTATCAAATATGATGGCATAGCCTTTCCGTTGATAAAAACTATAAAATGCGTAATTATCTTTTCTATAGTCATAAAATATTTCGACACAGTTGAATTATTGGCCTCAATAGCTTCAAAAATTTCTAAAACCGAAGAAACTTCCAATTTCCAGTCCTGCCCAAATTTTTTCCCTAAAATGCCTTTTAAAGTTATATCTATCATAAATCTCTAAAGTAAAATTCATTATGTTTTACACTATATAATAACATTTTTAACTGAAAATAAAATTGATTTTCTATGTCCCAATCAGAAAATCCATTAATATCAATATGTTTTGGGTGACTATGAAAAAGCATAATATCATCTTCCCATATATATTCGTTTGGAGATATTAAAAAATAATCTTTTGGATTTGGATGTATATTTTCGCATTTTATAAATGTATTACCCCCCACTACAAATCCACAAATTTCCTCATCCGAATCTATAGATATTTTTTTTAATTCGTCCAATAAATTTTTATGTATTTGGCAGTCTATAGTCATAACTAACCGTTCCAGGAAACCCGCCAAAAGGCGTGGGCACTTCTCCTCTAAACCTTAAAATACATCCGCTTAATTTTCTTGAACACTTGTCTTCAACCCAAATACTCTTAAATTTTAATGGATGTAATCCCTCAGATCCATTATCATTTATGCAAACAAAAAATCTAGCCGGTAATTCATTTGTTTTTTTAATAACTTCTTGATTAAAATCAAAATTGATTTCTGGATCAATTTTTACGAAATCTCCTTTTGCGTATTTTACGTTGTCGCTATAGTCTCCTTTGTAAACTAAATCGTTTAAGCCATAAGAATTATAGTTAAAAAATTCAGACTGCTGGCTTTCTAAAAATAATTTATTGTTTTCATCGGCCATCGGAACGCCTAAATTTCCATCTTCATAACCCTGAAAAAAAGCAGAACTATCCTTATCTAAATTCCTCACAGACAAAGACTCTATCGGGAGTTTATATTTATTAGATAAATAAGAAAAAACCGCTCTAATTTGATCCTGAGTTAAGGCCGTATTAAAAACAATCATCTCATAAACTACGCATTCACTAGTTGTATCAGAATTAATATTGATTCCAAATTGTGATGTAGAATTATATGTATAACCAGAATCGCTTTTTAGCAAGTAGCCATTTTTATAAAATTGAGTTTCGCTTGAAGTGCTCGAAGGCATAACTCCACAATAAGCCCTTAATTTATTAAAGTATGAATTAGAAAGCTGTGCTTGCTCCGTTTGGCCAGCGATTTGTGTATCAATCACATTCTGCAACTCCATAACATTACCGTCCAAAGACGCATTAAAACTTAAATTTGAATTATAAAACCAATTACCTCCCAGCCACATTTTATCTAATTGATTTGCGTAGTACCCAAGAAAAAAAGTATTAGTGTCTCCACGCAAAATATCTCTAGGTTTCCCCCCCAAAGTTCGACTTGCAGCATGATATCCATTTCCTGGATTATAAACTTTTGTCACCATTTCAGAAACATAAAATACAGTGTAATCCTCTCCAGTAAAGTCCCCACCAGTTTTTGTTATAGAAATACTATCCGTTGCTGGCGAATCTGGTAAAAAATAAATACCCTGTTTATTATTATATCTTCCAGAATTTATAAATTTTTTTGGTTGCCCACCTATAGAAACGGTTGGCAATGCATATGGAATTGAAAGATTAATTGTCGAGGCTTGATTGAGCCAAGATGTTAAAACCGGAAAACCACCAATGCTATCCCCCTTTTTATTATTTAATTGCTGTTCGCTACCAAAAGTTTGACCATCTTGATTCAGCCATAAAATTAAATTTGTATCTATTGAAAATTCAGTAGTTATATCAGATAAACTATCATAATCTGCCTCTCCTATTATAAGAGTCGGCCCATTATAATTTGTTAATCTACCGTAATTACATCCATCGCCTCTATACTGCCACGCACAAAAATCATTAAAAACTTTTCTAGTAGGGACAGTCAATCCGTCTATATCTAAAATGTTCGCTAAGGTGAATTCGACTTTTTCCTTGTCCTCCATATTTTTTTTATTAATAACGAAGGAGTCGACATGCAAAAAGTCAGTAAACGAATAAGAGCCTAAAAGATTTTTATTTATTTCGCCAAAATTTTCGCCGTCTAGATCTTTCGCAAAAATTTTTTTACGATATAAATTTCTTCCTAATAGATCATTTCTATCTTTTATTAAATTAGTGATAAAATTATTTGTATTAGAAATGGTTAGTGTCGGTCTGCTTTGCTTGCCTTCTGAATTATATTCTAAACTGGATATCTCACATGGAATATATAAATAATTCTTCCCTTTAAAAATAATATCCCTGTTTAGATTTTTAGATCCATGAAAATAAAAGTAACCCTCAAAATCTCCAAGCTTAATTTCGAATAAATCTATAATTTCAGTATTTCTTAATAAAAATAAATCAGACATATCAGTTTGTGTATAAATTTAAAAAATTATGAGCTATCGGAACAGGGAATTTTACATAAGTTGGAGGTTGATTCTCATCTAAAGTGCTTTGTAGTATCTGAAAATCAGGATCTGTAGTTTTAAACAAAAGCGGCGCGAGATCTTTAACTAAATACCCCAAAGACTGATTCGATTTAAAATTTCGATCTTCAGGATTATTTCCATAGCCATATGTATAATCAAATAAAAATAAACGATCATTAGTAGTACTGTCATTATTTAAGGAAATTTTATATTGATGCGGCGAAGCAACTGTCGAAAAAGCTTTTAGATTTGCAGATAAGTTAAAACGACTAGTTAGTATCCCATTAACATAAGTGTCATAAAGAAATCTATTGTAATTAGTTTCATGCGCCATTGGCATATAAACATTTGTTATATGCATTTGCACAAAGAAAAAACTAACTAATTGCAATGGCAAATCCGATGAACCGCTACCAGCACCAGTTAAAATAAAATCTTCAGGACCATCGGGGTTATTTAAACTTCCTAAATTTCTTATATTAAATAAAGAAAATGGATTTAAGATATTTGGATTACCTTTGTACTGCCCCGTGTCTATAGAATTTTCCATATATGGATAAACGCCAACATGAGAGCGGACTGACGGATTAACGTAATCAAAAACGCTAGCGTTATAAATCCAATTAGTTTTACCCAAAAAATAACTATTATTTAATATGCCACCGTTAAAAATCGCTTTACATAAACTACCACTAGTTTTTAAATTATAAATAGGTGCATAATCCCCTCCAACCGGATTGTAAGGTCCACCGATACCAACAAATTTATGCATATTGGAGAAACTGTCTATCATACTTCTGTATGCAGCGCTTTCCGTAGTTCCCGATAAACTATCCCTAGCTAAAGCAAAAACAAAATTAACATAGCTCGGTTTATTTCTTATTGGAAGATATTTTTTTGCACCGATCTGTTTAATCATGCCAGATTCCCTCTCCAATTCAAAAAATTTTCTACCGTAAGCCTCTCTTATTGTTAAAACACTAGCAGGATTTTGTAATTTAAAACTGCTATCTGTAGAACAAACCCATTGATTTGTAGTCGTGTTTGCCGATGCAGAAATGTTATCGGTTCTGAACCTAAAGCCCAAAAGATCTGTTTGCGGTGTTTCTTGTATAAAATTTAAATATATATTTGGATAAATTTCTGTATCTGGCGAAGCTAGTTGGCCAGATTCGGCTCTGTCTGAATTTATGTTATTTGAATTTGTTACATTGACAAGGTTTGTTTCTTCCAGCGTACTAATTTCTTTTACTTCTCTTGGGTCTTGTTCTCCCGTTTCCTCATTTGTTAGATAATAAATATCGCTGCCGCCCAAACCGGCATAAAATAAACTAAACAAATCCTTTTTTATATAATAAGAAAAAACTCTTGTGTTATTTGGGTCATCAGAATCTACATAATCTAAATTATCAAAATTAAAAATTGGCCCACCTTGCTGAGAAGATTGAATAGTTCCGTCAGCATTAAAAACAGCATTCGCCCCGCCAAACCCTAAAACCTTCATATTTCTAAATTCAAGCTCTAATTTAAAAAGTTTATTATTACCGGTATTGAAATAAAATCCATCTTCTGGCTTGACTAAATTTAATGCGCCATTATTAATCGAAGAAGCGGCTAAAACGCCCATTTCATTGTTTGCTGGAGAAAAAGTTATTCTAGCTCCGGAATAAAATCTAAAATCATAAGAATTGCCATTAGATTCATATAAAAACTTAGCTATATCAAAGTCTTCAGCAAAATCCGCTTCGTATTCCAAATTTAAAAAATCTGCGGTAAAACCTAAATTTTCCCCCGGTTCTGGATGAAGTCCGGAATAAGTTTTATTATCTAAATTTAGTTGAGCAACTGAAAATCCGGTAGGATAACAATATTCCCCAGTTCCGCCAGTTGGATTTATAGCTGTTATCCTGGAATATATTGATTGAGAAATAGGCAAATTAGAAACAGTAATAGAAAAATTTTCACCAATAAAACCATCGTATTTTCCATATTCAGGCAAGGATAGCGATGTATTTTTTAAAGCTTCTAGATAATAAGGACCACCTATAGGATTGAGAAAATCAGAAGTACTAGATAAATCTAATTTAAATCCAGTCACATAAGTGTTTCCACTAACAAAAGACCAATTAAAATTTAAATTAAATCCATCATCTCCGCGATAATTTTTTATTGCATAAAAACCCGCTACCCTCGATGGCTCTTGAAAACCAGTGACTCTCTGACCAGTAACATCAATTGTTATCAGCTCATCACTATCACCTAAAGAAGAATTAGAATATATAGACAATGTTGCGGTTTCGTCCGCTTCGGTTTCTGATCCTGCTACAAAAGTAGAAAATGGTTTATGCAATACATAAAAAATTCCAGAATCATTTGGATTAACCGAAAAACTTAATTCATAGGAATTTGAATCAACATAATCAACATTATTTGATATAAATAAAGTATTATAAAGCTCGCCATCTTCTGCATCGGCCGAATCGACATTTACAGACGTATCAGATATAATAGCTGTATAAAAGACAGGAAAATCACCACTATTTGTAACCGCTATACCAGTATAGCCACCAAACCCCGTTGGCACTTCAAACAACTCCACTCCTGTATAATAATCCGTAGTCATTCTATTCTATAAAAGTTATTTTTGTATTAAACTGGGTTTCTGCGGTAAACTTTCCTTTAAATTCAATAAATTTAGCAGTAATGTCATGATTATTATAAAAATTATAAGTATGGCCCCATTCTGGACAATAAACAAGTATCGTTTTATTATATGGTTGAGGCAACGTATAATCAAATGTTTTAAATCCAGCTTTATCATCGAAAAATTTTAAAATAGCAAGAGCTTCCTTATTCGAACGATTGCTAAATTTTAAATTAAACTCTAAAACATTATAGTTGATGCCGTCTTTTAAATACTGCTTCGTTGAACTTTTATACTCCTGAGTGATTAATCTCAATTGAGAATTTAAATCATAATCAAGATCAG